TGATGCGATGCCTTTGGGTATCTCTGGTACATTCAACTACATGCTTGTGTTCCAGGCGGAACATAACATTCTGATGCACCCCTTCCATATGCTTGGAGTTGCTGGTGTGTTCGGTGGTTCACTGTTCAGTGCTATGCACGGTTCGCTGGTGACCTCTTCACTGGTACGTGAAACCACAGAAACTGAGTCTCAGAACAAAGGTTATAAGTTTGGTCAAGAAGAAGAGACCTACAACATCGTGGCTGCCCACGGTTACTTCGGTCGCCTGATCTTCCAATACGCTTCGTTCAACAACTCACGTTCACTTCACTTCTTCCTGGCTGCCTGGCCCGTTGTGGGTATCTGGTTCGCTGCTCTTGGAGTTTCCACGATGGCATTCAACCTGAATGGATTCAACTTCAACCAGTCAATCGTATCAAGTGAAGGAAAAGTTATCCCAACTTGGGCTGACATTCTGAATCGTGGTGGTCTGGGTATGGAAGTGATGCACGAGCGTAATGCTCACAACTTCCCTCTGGACTTGGCTACTGCTGGATCAACCTCTGTTGCTCTGACTGCACCAACCATCGGTTGATAAAACTAATACTGATACATAAGAGGGTCTCACCACCCTCTTTTTTTATTGAGTATATCTAAGACGATGAAACTGTGGATGCTTGCAAATCGTAAGACAAAAGAAATGTATGAACGTGACAGATTTATAGAGGAAGCTGATAAATCTGGATTTGATTTTAATGTTGTGTATGCAGACGAGATCGATCTACTAGTGTCAAGAGATGATCGGAAGTCAATACGATATCAAAATGACATTGTACCCTTACCAGAGGTCGTTCTAGCCCGCACTGGCAGTGCAACTGGTCACTTCAATCTATCCGTGTTACGACAGTTTGAGAGGTTGAATGTTCCAACATTGCCAAACTCCGATGCGATTATTGCATCAAAGGATAAGATGTATGCAAATCAGATTCTTGCACAGGCCGGCTTACCCATTCCTAAAACAATGTTAACAAGGTTTCCAAGTGATAGTGAACTTGTTGAGAAACAGGTTGGATTTCCTTGTGTCGTGAAGGTGGTGACTGGATCTCACGGAGCTGGTGTGTATCTCTGTGAGAATAAAAAACAGTTTGAGGATCTCGCAGAACTTATTTCTGCACTAGACTTTAAGAATTCAATGATCGTACAAGAGTATGTACAACATTCAGAGGGACGTGATCTTCGTGTTATTGTTGTTGGTGGTAGGGTTGTGGGTGCTATGCTTCGCCAGAGCACCGATGGATCGTTCAAGGCAAACATCTCAAGGGGCGGCCAAGGTCTACCCTATGAACTTACCGATGAGATTGAAATGATTTCAATTCAAGTTGCCAAAGTTTTGAATCTTGATATTGCAGGAGTTGACTTGCTTTTTCATCAAGACGGATATAGAATATGTGAGGCTAATTCATCACCAGGGTTCAGAGGTTTTGAACAGGCCTTGGGTGTAAATATTCCAAGGAAGATTTTTGAGTACGCAAAGTTGAGGTCAAAGTAATGGGAATGTTTGATACAGTCAGATCGTCCTACGATCTTGGTCCTGGTTACACTAATAAAGAACTCCAGACCAAGGATCTAGACTGCTGTATGAATGATTACTGGATTGATCCTGCAGGTCAGTTATTTGAAATTGATTACTCAAGCACTGCAGACTTTGTAGAGCTCGCAGAGGGTGATGATGGATATAATTCTGACAGAAAATATTTAAATTTTAAATGGATTCCGAATGGTCTCCACGGTAAGATAAAACCAGTTTATATTTTCAAGATCATAGAGGTTTATCCTGCGGTTTTTGACGGTCACTACTCCAAGTGGCCCTCTTGTCATATCCTATTCAAAAATGGTATCATAAATGAGATCAGACACACTAATCTCTATGACGAAGTTCCAAGTCATTTATGAACGTCAAAAAAAGAAGGGCACTTCGATTCAGAAGGCCACATTTTTTGATGAACGCGATGCACTGATCTGGGCTCAACACCTTAAGAAAAATCAAATTGAGTCTGAGATCGTGCTAATTTTTTGAATCTAATATATAATCGTGATGAGTGTTCAAACTATGAACTTTACCGTCTATTCAAAAGCTGGTTGCCCATATTGTGAGATGATCAAACAAATCCTGATTGGAAAGGACTTGTCGTTTATTGAATACGTTCTTGATGTTGATTTCAGTAGACAACAATTTATTAATGAGTTCGGTAACACGGCTTATCCACAAATTGTGATGGATGGAAAAAAATTAGGAGGATGCACTGACACCGTTAAGTATTTGAGGGAACAGAAAATTATCTAATGGAAATATCACTTTACGATATCGTTGAGCGGGTAATCGATGATTCCTTTTTTCATCAAGTCTATACCTTCTCAATGTATGATTACCTTCGATCCAACAAGGTAACCAAACCAATCATTACAGAGTTTATAAAAAGTCCCACGGCTTCATCACTGTTAAATACAATCGAGGATCTAGATCTTTATCTTGAAGGTGGCAATGATGACTTGCACAAACAAATCCGTGAGGCGTATGGCAACTTAGGTAAACCCACTGCCAGAAAAATTAGAGACTATCTTTATTGTATCTTGGAGGATGCGTGGAAATATGAAAAAGACAAGCGACCTGGTAGAAAGCTTGGATCTAAGAATCGCAAGAGGGTCACTAAATAAACCAGAGAGTTGGAGGTGTAAGTAAGTTTTATTAGTAGTTCTCTCTAGGTACGGAAAATGTTAATAGCAACGATCCTGGTCTTCTCTGCCTTGTTCTGCATTGGAGGCGCACTAGTTGGGTTCATACTTGGATGGTTCCTGAGCGAAAAGTATTCTGCATATATGGAACTAAAAACTGCACAGGTGACAACTCATCCAGAGATGTATGATGAAAATGGAAACTTACTCAATACTGAACTAACTGCATTACGATTCGTGATCGACGAATCACACTATTATGACGATGAAGAAGATTAACTATGGCCTTAACTAAATTGCCACCCAACCCTTTGTTGACTGAGGTTTTAGAACTCGTTTCAAAACAAAGAACAAAAACAAAGAAGGTTGAGGTGTTGAAAGAATATGACACTGATGCACTACGTGCAGTGTTGATCTGGAACTACGAAGCTGTGAGTATGTTGCCCGATGGTGAGGTGCCATACTCTCCAAATGAAGTCCCTGTCGGAATTGAACATCAACAACTATCCACAGAGTACAAGAGACTCTACCACTTTGTGAAGGGTGGTAATGATTCACTTGCACCTCTGCGTCGTGAAAGTATGTTCATTCAACTTCTTGAGGGTCTACACAAAGACGAAGCTGAACTGTTAGTCAAAGTCAAAGACCGTCGATTGGAAGAACTTTATAACATTAACAAGGATATTATTTCTGAGGCATTCCCCGATATCAAATGGGGTTGGCGAAATTGATGCCTCTCTCTACAATTGATATTTCAGATTTCAAGAGTAAGGGAGTGACGGTAATTCATTCCGATTGCAGTGTCGAAGCTGCGAATGATAAGTCACTTCCTGTAGACAGTTACCTGGTCACTTGTGATCTTGATGGAATCAAATGGTATGATATAGTGAAGGGAATCAGGGTAACTATTTTTGATTGTTACTATGACGCATTCGGCAAAAACGTAATGCAAAAAATGGTGTGGACGGATGGAACTATATCGTCCAGATCTTGGTGTATCATTAATGAGGGTAAAAAGAAAAATGACTCAAGAAAATAAAAAATTAGGCTTAGGTGGTGGTGGATATAAGCCAGAATTCAAGAAGGCTGCTGGTAGTGGTTTTGTTGGCGGCCGCGATATGGTAGAGGATGTCGAAGTATCGGATCCTAGAGAAAATCTTGACAACTATGCTGTTAATATGCAACAGATGAAAAGTATTGTAAAAAAATACAAGAAGATTAAGAAGTATATGAAGTCTCCAATGTATGAGATTCAGAAACTGAGTGGTAAAACAACAATTGTTGATCGTTTGATTCAAGAATATCAAGAGAATCAAGAAGTGTAACATATTATACAATACTACTTGCATAGATATAGTATAAGGTCTACAATGGCCTTACGTTCATCTGGGTAACCAGACGGAAGTAAGCCGACTCGGAACGGATCGTTCATCTATGGAAATCATTCTTTGGTCTTGTGTGGAGGCTCAAAAACTTATCAACAATGTTCGCACTTCAAAGGTGCCGAATGAAATAAAGGCAGAGCTCATTCAAATTCATAAGGAACATTCACCAAAGACTTGTAAATTCATAGACGCAAAAGCCGACTGAAGGAACGCTCTTTAACCTGAACAACTAAGGAGAAACCTAATGTCGAAAGTCGTGTACCGTGGCGTTCAATACGATACTGAAAAGCGCATTGCTTATCAACAGCAAATGCAACAACAACCTCAACAATACAATGAGACCTATCGTGGGGTCAAATTTGTAAAAGAGGGGACTAAGGGATGACAGCAACCTATCGTTGGTGTAAGTATGATACTGACACTGCGAAACTGGAATACCGTAAGTGGTATTCACAAACACACGCACCATCACACCCACCAAACAAATATCGTGGGGTTCTTTACCGTCCTTGTAACAACTGGAACTGGGAGGAAAAACAATGATGCAAACTGTCGTATCTCTAACTGCTGCTGCAACTCTGGGGACAATCTTACTTTCAACCTATATTCAATGGTTGTATAGATACTAATCACAAGAGGGTTAACACCCTCTTTTTTTATGCGTGCGGCTCTTGACAGAACCCTATGACCTAGATAAAATAACTCTGTAGGGGTTCAGAAATATGAATAAAGCCAAACTTAAAGTATTGCTAGCGGCTCTCAAGGAGATTGTTGAAGAACTTGAATCAGAGATCTACTCTGACACTTCTTCCTATATTCCACCTACAGACACATATCAGGTCTCTGATTATGATGAAGTGTATGATGATGGCCCTGTTCTTACAAACAAGTTGAGTTACAACACCACAAATGATGATGATGGAGACGGACTTTAAGGAGGATTAAAATGTATGACATCATTTACGATGATTTAGACAAATTTGAAAATGCTATCGTTTACTTCGGAACGAGAGTAGAGATCATTATTGCCTTAGAAATGGGTAATAAGATAGACTCTGACAGTGCCTATAAGATGATTAAGGAAGAACTTAAACAATTGAAAAAGGTTAGAAAACTTGAAAAAAAGGAACACAATGATTAGAAACTTTATTCTTGCATCTCTGATTCTATCGTCATCTGCGTTTGCACAGACTGTCACACCTACGCCTGAGAAACCAAAGGTGTATCGCACATTCACATATGAAACTCCGTGTGCTCTGGAT